ATGGCTATCCAATATGCAGTGATCGCAGGCGGCTGTTTCTGGTGTACAGAAGCGGTCTTTAAAGATGTGATCGGCGTTGAGTCAGTGGAAAGTGGTTATACCGGCGGTGCGCGCCCTAATCCCACCTATGAGCAGGTGTGCAGCGGCGCAACCGGTCATGCCGAAGCCATTCGTATTGGTTTTGATCCTGAAAAGATCAGCTATGGCGATTTGCTGGACATCAGCTTTGCGACCCACGATCCGACCCAGCTCAATCGTCAGGGCAATGACATCGGTACACAGTATCGTTCCGCGATTTTTGTTGAGACGCCGGAGCAGGAAGCCGAAGCCAAAGCGGCCATCGCGCGTGCCCAACAGGATCATGCTGAGCCTGTTGTGACCACCATTGAACCGTTAAAAGCCTGGTATCCCGCTGAAGGTTATCATCAGGATTACTGGGAAGGCGCCGGTCAGCGCAACGGTTACTGCATGGCGGTGATTCCCCCCAAACTGCAAAAGCTGCGCAAGAGTTTTGCCAACCGCGTAAAAAGCGCGCAGTAAGCTCAGGCAACCCAGCGAATCTCCCCTTCTGTTACGCTGTGCAATATCGCGTTTTTGGCGCCAAAAAACCGCGATTTGCGCAGCCTTAACGCGATTCGTTCAGAGCTTAAGCGAATAGAAAAAAAGAGAAAAATAGTGCTTGACCGTTTCAGGCCGACTCCCTATAGTAGCGCCCCGTTGACCCAGCGCGGTCAGCAACAATTTGCGGTGAGGTGTCCGAGTGGCTGAAGGAGCACGCCTGGAAAGTGTGTATACGGCAACGTATCGGGGGTTCGAATCCCCCTCTCACCGCCACATATAGTAGGACGTTACAGGGACAAAGTCCCGTGTAGACTGGCTTCCGAGACTACACATAGACAACGGCACTACAAAAAAAGCACAAAATAATGCACGTGAAATGCACGCGCATTTGATGCAAACAAAAAAGCCTCAGATTCCGGTCTGGGGCTTTTCTGTTTGTGTCTAATTGAAAATAAATATTTAAATGTCTAGTAAGCATGAGGACGCTTAAAGTAGGTGTAATACGTAAGTAGTGAACCTTCAAATAGGTAGTAAGTCAGACTCATATACTGACAGGATTTCATGCGTTACCACGCCGAGTATTACTACACCCTCCAGTGATTCCCCGTCTGTCATTTCACCCTCTTCCGTGATGATTCCGTGTCTGAAATACTTCCCCACCATCGGATAGCCACCAACCTTCAAGGCGACTTTGTTGCCCGCCACCAGAGTGATGGAACTATCTACCAGCGCAAAGCCTTTCGGCGTTTCGATGCGGATGGTAGATGACGGACGGTGAATCATCAGCTTGTTCAAATCTATGCGGCTCTCAACGAAGTCTGCAGCCGGTGATGGAAATCCCATATCAATACTCCCCGTAGTGGTAGAAACGCTGCCACAGCTTGTTATGCCCCTCTTCAGGCGACACGTCGCGGAACGTCATAACGTGCTGCGTAATCCACTCATTAGCGCTCTGGTAGCTCATCTCCCATTTGCGCTTAGCAAGCTCGGCAACAAAGTCTGACGTGGACACCGTAACGCCGTACTTTGGATTTCGCCGCATAGCCTCATGGAATGAGACGCGTATGTCGCCATAACGTGGCATGGTGATAGCTCCGATATATACTGTATATATTTACAGTAATATTGAACGGTGACATTGATCAAGCCGATGTAGATGTGAGATTTGTAAAGATGTTGGCAGGAAAGGGATTTTATTTTGGAGGGTCTTGAGTGTGTGACTAAGCTTTAATCACCCACACCTAAGCTATGGAGATAGGATATGTTTAGTGACTGCCTGTTCACCGTTTTTTTTGTACTAGTCGCGCTTTGATATTGTTTTGATGAAGCATTTAGATTAGCTTGCGTCGCATAAATATTGACTGTGGGTTTTCTTATGGATCGACTTAAAGGCTTGGATGGAATTCGAGGACTATTGGCCCTAACTGTGGCTATCGTACATACACTTGGCCATCTTACTGGGTGGCAGAGCGGATTAAATCCGATAAAAAATGCATCCTATGCCGTAGATGTATTTTTCATGATGTCGGGGATTGTGCTTTACCACGTCTACAAAGAAGATATCTGCAGCCGAAAAGTGAGCATACCTCAATTCATTGGGATTCGATTTCTCCGTCTTTATCCGCTACACCTGATTACTATCATCTCTGTACCTATTATCCTAAAGTTTTCTACAGGTGAATTCTTACCTACCTGGATAGGTCGAACTGACTTCTCAAATATTTTAGGGGATTTATCGTTACTAAATGCAATGTCAGTAGGATTTGATCTATCATTAAATCAACCAAGCTGGTCAATATCAGTTGAATTTTATCTAGGATCACTATTGGTGATTCTTTTTTGCAAAAAAAGGTATATGACTTATATAACAACAGCATTAGGTATAACTCTGGCTGTAGCATTAAAAATCAATCCAATTGATATAAGGGAGCCTTATATTCTCTTGGCCAACGGTGGAATTATACGCTGTCTATACTCAATGTCTGTTGGCGTTATTTCTTACGAACTATTTTTCACAAAACGCAAATCTATAGCAGGCAATTCGTTAATTAAAGCTATAGGTTTATTGGGTGTTGTATCTCTTTTCTTTACGATAACATTTGTCAAGCTAAATACCTCAAGCTATTTATTTATAACCCCACTTATTGCACTATCAATAGTATGCATAACAATTAGTGACAGTAATGCCTTTAGCTTTCTCGACAAAAAGATCCTTAGAATCCTTGGGAAGAGATCCTATTCAATATATCTGTTACACACACCTATTGTATATATGGCACTTTTTTTTAGAAGTGATAGTCAGCATGAAAACCTATTTCTATCTACGCTGTGCATTATAATTACCGTATTTCTATCTAAATATAGCGAGAAATATGTAGAGCAACCGTTTATTAAATACTCACATGTATTTAAAAAAACAGAATCACCTAAAAATAAGTCAGATTAATAAAAATGGGGATTACACTCCCCATTTTTACCAAGACTTTAAAGTCTAATCTGGTGCAACAGGCCAAGATAACTTATCTGATGTGTCAGCATCAATAGAATTCAACGCGTCTATGTAATCCATCCAGTTGTTAAGTGATAAGCTTTCACTGTCTGTAAGTTTTCTCCCAATTAATAGCTTGGTTTGCCAGACGACAATTTTTTTTGTAGCGAATGACAACCTTGATTCCTTTTCAATTTCATTGAAAACTTTTACCTCTGCTTCATGTTGCGCCTTAATCTCTTCATCGGTTGGCTCAGGTGGAGGGGTCAGTTTACCATCGAAGTAAGTGTACCCCGGCCCCACTGAATTCCAATCCTCATTACTTAATTCAACCCCGCCTCCCGGGTCATCAAGGTACATACCTGTAATTTCACCATTGAGGCCAACGGTAATAAATTTAGTCATATTCCACTCTCTAAATTATTGCAATAAGGTTTATGTTTGTTCCAGTAGAGTTTGGGTTATAAACACTGGCTGAGGTTGTAGATACGCCAGACACCCACATTGTTGATGGTACAGCCGATGGCGGAACTACTGGAGTAATGACAATTTGTGGGGCATAAAGAAAAGCAAGCGGAAATGTCCATGTAGCTGTTGTATTTCCGGGCGCAGATATCGATGTTCGACAAATCTGCATGCCTCCAGGGAACCTGTAGTACTGACCGTTGCCGTTGCTACCATTTGCAAAGCTAGCCATATCTGGGATCTGATTATTTCCTGTTCCTACGTCACGTTTAGATGCTGTACCCAGCCCCAGATTGGATGACATAGCATTAATAAAATTTGTCAGGAGGGCTGATAAATTCCCATTATCCAGGGCGTCCAGGTTCGCCTGTGTTATAAACTGACCTAAAACAGCCGCCATTGTAGAAGACTGCCTTAAAGCTTTGTTGATTTGTGCAGAACTGGCTTTGCCACCCTGAAATCCTGAGGCGAGTGCTGGTAACGCCTCGTAATCTGCCTGCGCGGTCACGTTTGCATTACCTGCCAAAGCAAACGCCTTAAAATTATTTGTCGCCATCAGAGTGTTTTCTCCCATGCGCCTTGATCGAATCCGGCTATGTATTCATTGTCCATGTCGAATCCAAAAAACTGGTTTCCGACTGAGGGGGTTTGTATTGAGGGTGTTTGAATGTCTCCCGCCCATACACCAGCGGCTTTAACTGTCAGATATCCCTGGCGGATGGCGGCTATAAGTTCGAGTGAGACCAGACTTATATCGACATCAGGAAATACCCAGACTGATATGGTCATGTCCTGATTATCCACAATCTGCATGCTGAGTCCGGAACCGGCCAGCGCTGCATTCAGAATGGGAGGCAGGGTGTCGTTCTGGCCATTCCAGTTATTTATAGCGATTTTGGCTTTCAGAATGACGCGGTACACGTCGTCGCTCAGACTGGTAAAGCCGGCATCAGGATCATATGGCCCCTGCCAGACACCCTGATCCCACCCGAGGCCGTCCGTATCAAACGAAAAATAAATGCCCGAAATTGGCTGGCTGACGATGCGCGACCGCCCTATCCACTCGCCGAGAGTATCCAGCTGCTTTCCCACAGCTGTGTCGATATCGAAGGCTGTAAGCAATCCGTTCAGGGCTGTAGATACATCGGCAAATGGACGTGTAGAAAGGTCTACATGGGCAACAAATTTAGGCTTTCCGGCATGATAGTTGGTAATCAGATCGGCGTACTTGCTCATGACGTCACCGTAATCGCGATGTTGTCCACTGAACACGTTACGGCCTCGTTATAGGCAGTGATGATGTTGGCGGCAGTCACGCCACCAGCGGTCCGCCCGATCAGGAGACTGTTGATGTCGTAATACCGGCTTTCACCGCCGCTCATCACACCCAGGTTAGCGGGGGAATACACACGGGAAAGCAGGACATCATCACCTATTGAAAGCGAATTGATGTAAGCTGCTATCGCCGTTTTTATGTCGTTACCAACCTGCGTTGTGTACCCAGTGAAAACTTTAAGCGTGATTGCCACGAATACCGGCACCGGCGAAGGCCTGGAAAAATAAATCGTATGCGGGTTTCCCCAGAAATCAGGCACCACAACCGACGTGCTACCAAAAGTTGATACGCCCTGTCCCTTTTTACCGCGAATAGTCTGCGCAACTGCGGTAACGTCTCCACCGTCAACAATAGCCGCAACAGAATGCGGCGGAAGGCCGTTTGCATCCTGACTTCCTGTGTCATTTTCATAGAGTTTGTGACGTGTCACACCTGCCACGTTGGCTATTGCACCGTCCAGCGCTGCGAAAGGGGTGAGAGATGGCAACGCAACGCTCTGACTCTGGCGGATCCGCAGTGCTGAATCCTGCTCCACAACTGTGCCTACTGTAGCGGCTGACGGGTTAGTAACCGATGTCCAGCCGCGCGTCGGCGTGTTTATCTGGTTAATAGTCCCCGGCATCGCAGCCACTGCGCCGGGTGTAGCGCATGTCGCTGTGGCGATCACTTGACCACCTGGCTGTATTGTGACGGATGCTGGAAGATTCCAGATTATATTATTCGCGTCCCGCACAGAGCCATTAGTGATGGTCTGACCGGCTGCGCCAGCACAAAGCAAATCCGCCACAGAACGCGTCTCACCGTTGCGCCCAATGCCGTTTATTTTGACGTTACGCGACAGTGCGTCACTCATTGCGGTTGACGGGGAAAACGAGTTGTAAACCTGAATCGCGGTATTGTTGGCGTCATGAATGGCCAGCGCTACCAGCGCAACCATTTCCCCATCCTTACTGTCTGGATCGAGATAAGAATCCGCACCATATATCTGCAGAAAATAGCCGGTAATTGAGGACAGGATTGTCTGGTAATCAGGCGCGCTGATCCCCTGGGCGTTTACCGTTGCCGATAAACCCAGCGTGTCTAAGTTGAGAGCCATTACGCCTCGCTGTTAACGGTCGTTGTCCCGTAGATGGTATCGATCGTCGCCGTGAATGTTACCCGGCGTGTTTTGGTATTGAGTTCAGTAGTAAAAGAAATGATGGAGTTAACGCCCTTCGTCTCAAGAATTCGCTGGCGTATGGCGAGGTTGTAGGTTTCTGGCTTCTGCTTGCCTAACACCGATTGAATCCATGGCGTACCGGCTGTGTTATCAAGAAACCACTGACCGTACCAGAGCAGGAAACGCGTCTTGATGGCCTGGGCAACCGCTTCGGGCGAGTTAATCAACCAGGTATCATCACCCTGACCGAACGTATAATCGCCGTCGTCATCTTCTCGTCGGTATCGCATCAGTTCACCCCGCCTGTATTATCATTCCCTTTCTGCACACCCTTATGCGTGTGGCCATCGCTAATATCTTTGCCGTTAGAACTGAGCGAGCCGAAGAACTGGATAGCGCCAGTAATTTTCGCCGCCGTGCCAGATACAATACTGCCTACCATGCCGCCAGCCCACGTTAAAAGGCCCGTGATTGTTACCGCCTGACTGAATTTAGCCAGCGGCGTCGTCACATCAAATCCGCCCGGCGCCACGATGTTTACGGAATGACTGTTAGGGTCCAGTTCGATGTAAGCCTCTCCGTCGTCCGTTCTCATCTGCAAAGTTGTGGTGCTTATACTGCCAATCACGTTTGCCTGCGACTGAGGTCCAACGATGGCAAAAGCATCAGATAAATCGTGCTGGCGCTGATCGACCGGCTCCTGCACACCGCCGTTCTGCCACCAGAAATCGATGCAGCGGTCAGAAAATATCACCAGGCACTCATCGCCCTCCTTGATCGGGAAAGTAATTGTGCAGCCGCCACCGCGAGGAAAGATAACCGGGACATCCACTAACACCGGCAGCAGAGCAGATTTAAAATTACCCAGCGCGTCTGCTACCTGGCCTTTTAGCGCTGGCTGAACACTGCACGTGCACGCAATCGGGTCGAATGATTCGATGATTCCGGGCATTGAGACGCGAAGCATTGAAAAGATGGTGGCTGACAGGACTTTCATTGCCTGCTCTTCGCCACCGGCCAGAGACTGAGGGGTTACCGCCATTAGTTTTTCTCCAGGCATAAAAAAACCCGCCGAAGCGGGTTTAAAATATTTCAGATAAAAGTTTTGGTATAGATTTCAGTTAACTACCTGACATTGCTGGAGGCAAATTATCCACTATAAGATTAAATTGCCCACGTGCGACCACCCCGTTTTCTCGAACTTCAAGATAGCTAATTCTCAATAGCTCATGAGTCAATACAGCAGCTGCAAGTCGCGACAACTCCTCAGGTCGAGTCATTTCTTCTAAAACTTTTAGAGTGAAAGTCTCTGCGTTACTTTCTCGCTGTACAGTGACGTTAAATTCATCGCTTGTGCCGGAGCGCTGGATGCCTAAAATATAAAAATCGTCAAAACTTTCTCTACTGTTGCGATTTTTCGTTTGACGGTTTTTAAAATCAAGTAGTTGTGCGCCTGTGTATACTTCTCCACCAACAACAGCAGATTCTGCATCACCCGCCACTGATTTAAGTACAGCCGTCTTAGCTGTGTCAGAAAGCTTCTCAATTTGTCGGCTTGCTGGGGTATCACCTACGGATTTTAATTCATTCGCAATTTGGAAAGCATCTTTCATTCCAGCTACAACAGTTTCTATATCCTTACTTTTAGCATCTAGTTCATCCTTTTTCTCTGTGCGCTTACGATTGAGGTAGTAACAACCACCAATGGTTAAAGCTGTTATCAGAGCCAGGAGAACAGTCATTTTTTCAGCGCCGCTCATGTTTTCCATTGTCTGTTGGAGAAAAATTAAAGCCTTGTTCGTCGTATCAGACCAATCAGTAGTAGATTCAGTTGACCCTTCTTCGACTTTAAAAACAACATCTAATGCTTCACGGTCTTCATTTGTAAGTTGGTTCAGCTTAGTGCTGCCATACTTTGCCATAGCATAGGCACGCTGAAAAGCCTCATTCATAGAAGACATGCCAGCAATCATAGAAGCTGTTAAGCTTGAATGAAATTTATCACCTTTTACATTGATATAAAGTATTGGCCAGCCTTCAAATTTTATATCTAATTTATTGAATTCATGGTCTTCACTGCTTATAAAATTTTGCGTGAACGCCCAGAATTCTTCCGCGCTTTTGATACTGATTTCGTGCTTATCCATAGCCAGCCCATAAAGTGATTTTTACAACAATCTAAACTGAGCCGATAAAATGGTAAATCCTGTAAATATGTACACATATGCTAATGAATTTAACCTGATAATAATTCTCATTTAAATTAATAACTTATTCAGCCAAATTTAAAATTAAAAAAATCAATTAACCTTCACGCAATCATAAGTCCCAAAAACTCTAGGCTGGTCCATGTTGCTGCGGATCGCTTCGACGTTCAGGATAGCTTTGCCGTTACGTTTGATGTAGTCCATGCCGTACCAGCCGGGCGCGTCGCCGCGCTGCACCATCCATTGAACCTGGACGTTATCATAATCTTCTTTCTGTTTAAGAAAGGTGATTTTTTGACTCTCAGGCTTCACATCATTTATACGGAACCAGCCGTCATCCGGGCCAGCAGACAATGTGAAAGGACCACATTGAGTTACAGCGAAGCATTGCGCCGAAATTAGCAACGAAACAGCAAGTAGTGGCCTTATCATTAAACGGTCCTGTTTTTGGCAGCTTCATTAATCAAATCGGCACTACCGCGTGCAAAGCACATCAAATCCATGTACCACGGCTGGCCTCTGGTATCACCAGTATAATCGATAGCCTTAACGATATACACGCCATCAGCCGCAATACTTGCAGGCTGTTGCAGTGTTCCGTTCACCGACAGGTTGCCGTTCGTATTCACTTCATCGGCACGGCTGGGCAGTCCTTTAACTTCATCCGCCGACAGACTCGCCCGGTAAACTGACGCCTGATCAATTTCCACCAGCCCGTTTAGCCGGATATTTGGATTGATGAGACAGCGAACGTTGACGCCAGCGCCCATGGTCTGCTGCGGCATCCCGATCAGGCCCGTATCGCTGTTTAACACAACCGCTTCATGAATGTATTTATTGGCAGGAACCATCTGTGCCTGTCCGTCCACCAGCTGCCAGGTCGCGCCACTTTGAGCGGCCACGTTGTCCATGACATCACGTGTGGACTGATAAATTACACGCCCGCGTGGGAATACGGTTGGCGGCATATCGCCGGTAATCCCCTGACTGACGCCGAACGGACTAAAGCTGTCCATGGCAGCAGCATGCACATCCGCGACCGTATAACCGGCTGCGAGGGTTTTAGAGACCGTGGCATTCATAAACGCCTGATGCCCGTCGATGGCCTGAATCAGCACCCACGTATCTGTCGGGTTGTCGCGGCCGGTAATTGTAAAGCGGATGTCTCCACTGAAAATTTCACCGAAATTTGTGCCTCCCGTCTGGCCAACCTGATCGGCTGAAAGCTGGCTGACATTTCCGACCTGGCTTTCGTCTGCCGTCTGAGCAAGACCATCATAGCCCGCGATGATTTTAATTTTCGCAAACTCTTTACCCAGGATTCGCGAGCTGGTGTCTTTTGACAGGTTGTAGATCCGCACCATTGCCACACGTGGCCAGCGCGTGTCTGTCCAGGTGATATTAAATACGACCTTAAAATCACTGAGGCTTATGCCCTGCCCGTTTTCAGACAGGATCTGCAACTCGAAATGACGCATCCAGTTTTGTGACATGGTTACTCCGTGACGACCAGTAAATGGCTTTTTATGCCCAGGTCGGTTTTGGTTGGATAGTCCTGGCCCGGATCATCACAGACCACAACCAGGCCAAAGCCGAGATTAAGATAAGCGTATTGCGAAAGAAGGTTGGCCCCTGTCACCAGCGGAATATCTGATACAACTGGCGCGCCGCTGGCGTCCATCAAATCGACAACCCATCCTGCGCTGTCGCGCCATAGAGAGCGGATTTGATAGCTCACCCCATTAATATCGGTGGTGAATTTCTGATTATCAGGTGAGAGCGGAATTTCGTTAGCCTGCATTGCTCCCCCTAAAAGAGACCGGCTATAGAAGAAAGAAGCGACTGATTAACCGGCTTCGAAGATTTAACACCAGAGTTCTGGACAGCGGACGTGCTGACGCCCTGACTCATATCAGCTTTGTCCGCCACTGAAATGGTTTTAGTGGACGTGATCAACACCTCGCGCAACGTCAGCGTCGCTGATAAGACGTTTTCGGTCTGTTTATCAGTGATGACCTCCAGCACCTTGATCAGCATGTTGTTATAAATGCGCTTGCCCGTTGTGACGCTGAACGGCACCCGGCTGCGCTGCAGCGTAAGCAACTCGGCGTAAACCTCTTTGGGGCTCAGGCCAATACTGAGGCCAATGGGCGAAAGGTTGACCAAATCCAGCAGAGAACCGCCCCCGGCAAACCCCACCTCCATGACAACCTCAGAAGGCCGGCGAAAAGCATGATCGGCTACCGGGGCTTTATCCTCGACTGGGTGTTCCGTAATTTCCAGCGTGTCGCTGTGCTTTTCGCTCACTACCACATCGGGGATCATCATCCCTATTTTTCGACTCTGCAGAGAAAACAGCGTTGATAAAATATCCATTAACGCGGCCCCGTTGATAATGTCTGGCTTAAACGAGAATTGACGGACGTCTGCTGATCAGCAACGGCTTTACCTGCCAGCGCCGGATCGGTCACACCATGAATATAAATGTTTGTTTCCTGGCTGACCTGGGCGCCACCAGACGGCATATTGCTCATCACACGTGGGATATAGTTGCGGGTTTCTTCGGGCAGCAGCGCCATACCATGCTTCTGCACGTTGCCAATACCCCAGTTATACGACGCCAGCGCTTTGCTGAGGTCGCCGCCGTTGGATTTAAGCAACTGCGAAAGGTATTTAGCTGCGGCCTGTGCTGACTTCATCGGGTCGAACGCTTCACCGTTCCGCAAGCCCAAATCTCTGGCAGTTCCGGGCATTAACTGGAAAAGCCCCTCTGCGCCAGCGCCAGACATCGCCATAGGGTCACCAGACGATTCCGCGATTGCCACGCTGCGCAGCAAACCTTCGGGCAGTCGGTATAGCTGTTCCAGGCGCTGTAAGGCCGGCTGCATCCAGCCAAGCAAAGCCGCGCCCGCCTTTGTCGGCTGCGGTCGCTTTACGGTCCCGTAGGCGTCATAAGCGTTCGTCGCACCATTGGTACCGGAAATTCCGGCCCACCAGGAATAAGCCTGATTCAGAAGGCCGTCAGCCTGCCCAAGCAGACCGTCAGTGCTACCCTGATTCTGGTTCATTCGGTCAACGAGATATTGCCCGACGCTTTTACCCTGACTTTTTGCTTCTTCCTGCGTTTTCCCTATTTTGTCCCAGGCACTGACTGCCGCAATGGCTGCAAGTAAGGGTGAAAATCCTTTGCTGACTCGGGCAATTCCGGTGAGCATCCGCAAAGCCCAGCTACCGGCAACAAACACCGCCAGCACCTCGAATGCATTTTGCAGGCCACCCATGCCGCCCGTCATATCCAGCAAGGTCTCTTTTATCCACTTCATCGCTGAAATGGCTTTATTAATTGATGGTTCCCACTGGCTCCAGTCAATCAGGCTTTTACCGCCCTCTTTCCATGTCCGGTAATCGTCATAAAGCAGCGCCAGCGTTCCGATCAGCATGGTTACCATACCGATCGGTGACCTCATGAAAGCGCTGTTAAGGATCCGCCAGGCGATGAACAATCCACCCAGCGTGGCTATTAACCCCTGTGTTGCTCTGTCGAGCGAGCCCCACCACTCTTTGATGTCTCCAGCAGCCTGAATGAGCCTGAAAACAACCCGTCCTATTACGTCAGCCAGCCACAGTATGCCTTTAACGCCGCTGGTTATGGCCTGCTCTATTTTGGGAAAGTTATCGATAACCTGTTTACGCAGATTATCAATCGAACCGGCCAGGCCTTCACTTAGGCTGGAGCCGATTTTATCACGCGCCATTGATGCCATCTGACCGAACGATCGCAGTGACGTCATGAAGCGGTTAGAACTGACAGCAGCCTGATCCGCATTGAAGCCGATCGCCTTCGCCATCTGCGCATACTGCGCACTGAACTGGCCCACACCACGGCGCATGGCCAGCAACGTATTTTCATCAATGCCCAGCATCTGGGCATACTGGTTCGCCCGGTAATAAGGCATGTTGCGTAGTTTGTCGCCCACGCCCGTGAAAATGCTGGCCATGTCACGCATGTTGCCGCTGGCGTCGCGTGTCTGCACGCCGAGACGATTGAGAAACCCCTCAGCGCCAGGGCTGTTACGCATGAAGCGCGCCAGGCTCTCCAGTGATGACCGGGCACCCTCTGCGGTACCGCCCAGCTGTGAAACGGCATAACCAATCTGCTGTATACCGGCGACCGTTGCGCCTGTGCGTTGCGAGGACCAGTAAAGCTGATCGAAGCCGCTGGCAATCTTCGCTGTATAGGCGAGAATGGAGAGCGCCGCCCCTTCTACGGCCGCGCCCATTTTTACAACCTGCAGCGTGGTACCGGCCACAACGGCATTAAATTTACGTGAACCGGCCTCATCAACCTGAAAGCCCAGGCTGACCAGAAAATCCTTAATGGTTTCGGCATTCATTGGTTTTGTTGCTCCCAGCGGCGGATCCGCGCGTTGTTATCGGCTTTTAAATCCAGCCAGTCATTCATGCGGGCAATGTCGGCCAGATCTAAAGCGCCGTTTTTCAGGTCAGAATAACTGATGTACCCGGCATCAACCGGGCGCATCAGGTAATCTTCACCATCCGGAAGCGTGTCGAGCATCAGGCCGCTGGCGGGGGCGGCGTCTCTTTGTCGGGGAGTGCGGGCAAAAAATTTCCTAGGCTGTCGCCCACCACGCGACCAACCATCTGCAGCATGCTCAGCAAATCGATGTCGTCGAACATCAGTTCATTCTGGCGCGCAACCGGCACCCATGATGATTTGTCCTGACGACGGGAGACGACTGCCAGACAGGGAAAAATAATCGCGTTGGTGTCTTCTTCGCTGAGTGCTGCCAGTTGGTCGGCTACTTTGGGCAAGACTTTTTCAAAAATCGCGCTGTAAGACTCAGGATCGGCATCGGTACCGCCCTTCTTTGGAACCATGTCGCGAATGCTGCCATATTCAGCCAGGAGCCCAGCCAGCACAGGAAGCAGTTTGCGCGACACTTTAAGCTGATCGAAAACGCTGAGTTTCGAGGTGCGATAGTCGATGCCTTTGATCTGAAATTCCATCTGTTAATACTCCCCGAGCAGTTCATCAATTTTGATGCAATCAAATACCCAGGCGACAATGCCCGCTACTTTCGGATTGCTGAAATCTGGCTGTTTCTGGAACGCGCATCCGCGTGCAGTCACCAGGTCACCCGATGCTGTGTTACGTACCACGATAACGTTGTTGCCCCAGAGCGTTGAGGAAAGGCTTTGGGCGTTGTACATGATTGACAGCTTTTTATTAAGCGGGGATGTTTTAAGCAGGTTAACTGTGACGGTACCGGCTTTGCCTGCATGCAGGCTGTGCATGCCTTCACCGTCCGCACCTGTTGTCATGGTGTTTTTTGCCTCTGACATGGCGACTACAATCCCCTCATCGGAGTTCGCAGAGCCATAACCTAGGTCAAGCGCGCCGGATGGCCCGGTAAGGGACGCTGTGACGTCCATAAATGAATAAGTAGGCATCAGTTTCCCCTTAGCGCACTACGTTGATCATGACGTCGCCATAATGAATGGCACCGGCCAGCTTACAGGCCACCTGAACAGGCGGCGCTTTTCGCTTCTGACGGTCTGCCTGTGCCTGCTGGGCCATCGGCTGAATGTAGGCGTAATAACCTTTAGTCAGCGTATCGCCGGACGACAGTTCGCCCAGCGGGCCACCTGTCCAGACGCCGGGCGCAATCAGGCCATTGGTTACCGCCTGGTCCATTGAATCCTCCACGTTTGCTAGCAGGCGCGTACCACCAGCGTCGGTCTGTGGGATTTTGGTCAGGGATGTGTAGAGCAGGTTGAAATAGTTGGTCTGAACATAGTTCTGCAGCCAGTCCAGGCCGTGGCGCTCATCGAAGAAATCGCCGTTTGCCATAACACCCTGCTGCAGGATTGCGGTGTCGTTGGCGTAATAAACATAAACGTTGCCGTTAATGGCATCGATGGCGGCGGCTTGCGGGCTGGTCAGCACCTCGTAAGTGATGCCTGGCTCCTGTTTGAATTTCAGCGTAATGGCGGTATTGAAGCCGTTAAAATTAACGGTAAAGCCACGACCAAACGCAGAAATCGCCGCGTATTTGCTGGTGGAACTGTACTGCCAGAACGTGCGGCCAAAGCTGCCCGCTTTCAGTTTGTAGCCGATATTGGACGTATCGCCCGTATTAAGCACTTTCGGATCGGACGTGGATACCGCCAGGATGCGGCTGACGCTGGCACCCTGAACCGCTGCCGCCACAGACAGTAAATCAGCATCCTGCAGGTTCGCGCTGTCAGCAATTGCCAGGCCATACCAGTTATTAAACTGCAGCGCTGCGTTTACGGCCTGCAGCATGGTTTCGGCCGGTCCCGCCTCGGAAGATTTGAGCGTTTTTGCCCAGCGACCGATGTAAACCTGCGTTGGTGCGGGCGACTGTGAGAAATAAACCAGCGCCGCCTGATACTCCGGGCTGTCGGTGCCGAAATCGCTACCGATATCGGAGGATGAGGTGTAAAGGCGGATTCGCTCGGACACAGGGATAACCGTTGATGTGCCGAGAATGAGCAGCGATCCAAAGTTGCGCCCCGTTGCCGCCGTTGGCGACAGCAGCACATCAACGTTGACCACGTTGGATACAGGTAATCCCTGTGACATAGGTTACTCTCCGAAGATTGAAATTTGTCCGTCGATGAGGCTTTTAACCCCATAATCGCGGATCACTTTACGGCGCATGCGCACGGTGACGTCGTAGCGACGCACCCACTGGTTGTTGGTGAGTTCGGGGAATGAAGAAACCGGACTGACATCAAAAAATGACAATCCGATGCTGTTTAGCTCTGCGTTGTTCTGGGGAATCTGCATGCCATCGCGAAACAGCGTGGCAATTTGCTGGCTCGACGGACCATAAAAAGAAGCCATACATTCGACAATTTCATGGCGCCACATCTGTGCAATGTCATCCGACTGCTGCACAAACGCCGGGGAATCATCGCCGGTAAAACCGGTGATCCCGAATCCGCACCAGTTAACCTCCTGCGCAGGCATTGCCGCCTGAACAGGCGTCCAGCGCGGTCGTACCATCCCGTCAGGAAGGCTACAAAGCGCTTTAACCCATCGGCTGAGCAGACGTTCAAGCATTTCATCGTAAGCCTGTGGCGCGCTGACAGGCGTGAGATACCCCGCCTGCGTGCTGTCATTGCTCATTTGCGCCACCGTCAAACGGCTGTAGCTCACAGTGAGCCTGAACAAAACCGGCACCATATCGCGGATACGGATCAACAAAGGTGACACGGTAATCCGCGCCAGCGTATTCAACGATATCCGCATCCAGCGCGGTTTTACCGCTGATTAACCGGGTCGGGGTGATGACTAGAATTGCACCGGCGATAACCTGTCCGGCTTCCATACGCCGGGCCTCAAGGGAACGGTCAACCGTCACCACGCCAGCAAACTGCTGTCGTGTGACCTCATTTGACGCCATCCCGTCCGCATCGACCGTCTGCGCGTTACGGCGGTACCATAATTCTGTGTCGCAAAACTCCGGCGACATCAGCACATCGGAAACATCAAGAGTTGGCATTTTTAGCCCTCACGACTGAGGTAATGGCGCGCCGGTACTGGCCGGTATCAATGAGCGGTCGCGCATTGGCATTATCCGGCGCAGCCCCGGCAGCACGGCGTTCCAGTTCAAGCGCAGCACCCTTTCGCCCGCGACTCGCCCGTGCGGCAAGCGTGGATTCAGCCAGCGGGGTGAAGTTGGCGATCGTGATATAGCGCTTCACGCCATTAGCAGCTAAAACGCCCGCACGATTGAGGGCCAGATCCGCCGCAGCGGCGTTACCACTGAGCGCAGCCTGTGCCGCCGCGCGCAGCTCCGGTAATGTCTGATCCTGAACAGAGCGCACGCCCGGCACAAGATGAGGGCGCGCCGGTATGTTTTGCTTAGGCGAACCGTTTTCGTTGATGTAGCCGATCCCGGCATTGCCGAATGGCACATCATCACGCTCGCTTTTTTCTTCCGGAATGCCCACCAGCACATCTTTATCAGCGATGGACTTAAGAGCGGCAAGAATGGCAGCAGCGTTATCGCTGCGAATGGTGAGCCCCGATTTCATAGCTGACGACCTCCTGCCCCAAACATGATAATCAGCTGCCAAAACTCAGCGCCATAGCGCGTATTGTTCCAGAATCCCGCGTCAGGATTCAGCGTAGAGCCGGTGTCATAGCTCACGCTGACCTTATCGACCGATTTCGACGCCTGCACGCAGTTGGTTGATCCTCCCGCGCCGCCCACCATTGCCGCCTTAGAGTCAGCCAGCCAGAGCGTCATGTAATGAGCAACAAAAAGGCCCGCCAGGTAAGGAAACATCTGTTTACCCGTGGTGTTTTCACTCAACATGATGTCGGCAAGGTTCAGGCGAAAAGTGATAGGAATGTCGGGAAACTTGGCCGGATCGGCGAACTGAGGAAAAGCGACGCGAAACTGTTCTACCGTGGGTAGCGTTTCATTCTTCGCCATATTATTTTTCCTTAGCGGCTTTCAGTGTTTCCAACTGTTCTGAAAGGACCGAATTGGCTTTATCCTTCGCTTCGATCTGCTCATTCAGATCAGCGATGGTTTTGGCCTTTTCATCCAGTTCAGTTTTGAGGCTGTCGATCTGCCCCTGTAATTCCTCATCACTGCCACTGGTCGATGTTCCGCCCGTTTGAGTTGAGTGAGCCGCAACAAACCAGTGGTCAGCAACGTCCTTATCAACGTTATAGCGACCTTCGAGAAATGGTGTCTGCTCCCCTTTTGGACTGGTGAATAAAAATGCCTTGTGAACCAAAATTTCTACCTGTGTTTTCTTTGCCATTTGAGGCTCCAGATAAGCCCCTTACGGGGCTGCATGAAGGGGATTAGATGCCATCACAGTAGGCAATGGTTTCACGGTAGACAGGTTCGACAGCACCCAGCTTGCCGTAATAGGTAACCAGTTGATAAAGGCCCCGATACTGGATCGGGATACTGCGCAACGCAATGAGCGGATAGCGCACGTATTTTTTATCGTTGGTATAGGCCACCATACGATCTTTACCGCTAACGCCCCGACCGGCCAGCCATTTAACCGGCTTAATATCCAGCGGCTGACCATTGTTATGGAAAGCGATGGTATTTGTTGCCAGGTAGGTCAGAAGCGACATATTGCCCGCCTCTGAAACCTTGCGGCTGGCCAGTAATGAATACTGGATAGGCGGAATGCGGAGACTGGACGGCACCACCGAATATGCAGATGCCAGCCAACCTGCGGTCAGGATCGAGTTAACGCTATCCAGAATTTCATCGTTGGCAGAGTTAGCCCAGGTTTTCGGCGCATTGTTCAGGGTAACGTTATTGAGATTGAACAAGCCTTTGAGGTTCAGCGCTGTGTCGCCCACGTAAACCTGTTCGTCATTGTCCATCTGCCACTTGAGTTGCATGCCTTCATACTTCTGAGTGTCGATCGGGCGCCCAACCTGTTCAGCAGCCTGCAGTTCGATAACGGTCCAGCCAAGCTCCATGCCCCACAAGCTGAGTGGATTACCGGCTTTATCGATATCGACGCTCACGCCAGCAATGGCGGTCGAGTCTTTACCTACCCAGTTTTTGCCATTGGGATTGGCACCCGAACCCGCCGCAGCGAAACTGGTGTTGGTCCAGCTCGAAATATCGTCAGCAATTGAAACGTCCTCGCGCAACTGGATGTCACGCGACCAGGTATAGCTAACCAGAGGCGCATTCAGTGTCTGGTCGAGGCGCTCAAGCTCCCCAACCAGAAAGGCACCAGTGCCGTCAATGGTGCGTTGGTCAAAAGTCTGCATTTTCAGTCCTTAAATCTTGTAGGAAATTTCGGCGTTGCCATCAGCATCGCCCGCACCAGTGAACTGCGCATTAGGCAGCACGACCGTTTTGCCGTTAATGGGGGTAGCCAAAAAACCACCCAGCGGCACATTGATGGATGAATCCAGACTGACAACGACGTTTACCGCCGCGCCCTTCGTGATGGTGGTGGCATCCGCGCCAACGCTGACCGTCATATAGCCGCGCTTCATTGCATCGCCGGGAAAGTTTTTATCTGCGCCAACCTGGCGAACCATGTCAGGCGTAGAGGTTGTGGGATAAGGCCGAACGTAGATGCCCTGAAAAACGGCGGCTGTGTCGCCGTCGCTCAGAGGGACAAACATACCGTTGACGAACTTGCCCACCAGCCCATAAGCAGAGAAAGGATTGGCTGAGTTCAGAATGACCGGCTCGACCGTCAGATCCTGCGGGCGTGAGATTGAACCGGCCTTGCCAACAGGCATCCGGTAGAGAAGTGCATTGCTCATGGATTTTCCTTAGCGTTTAGACCAGAAATCTTTGTTTTGCTGGTTGAGGTCAGCGTTCGAATTACCAGGCTTACGCATGCTGTCGGTTGTGCGCAGAGCCTGAGTGTTGCGGCCTTTGGCCAGTTCAGAAACGGCGGTGAATGCCATTTCTACGTGTGCTTTCGGCAACTGTTTGATAGCCGCATCACCCACAATCTGACGAACCAGCGCCTGATCAGCAGAGGCCAGCACATGACGTTTAAACGCCGTGGGCTTCATGGCCTGGGTCAGGTCGATACCGGGCAGGATGAGTTCGGCACGGTAAGCAGAATCGCCCGTGACGGTCACTGGCTTCTCTTTGTCCTCATCGTCCGAGTCACCCGTTTTGCGCTTATCTTCTTCGTCATCGCTGCTGTCTGTGGTTTTACCCTCCAGCTTGTCGAGACGCGCGATGATCGCCGCCGCCCAGGCAGGAATTTGCTCTTCATTGTCGCCGGTCTTGAGCCCACCCATTTCCGGATCACGGTCCGGCATGGGATGCTGTGGCGCCAGGTTAATATTGAGATTAACGCCCTGCGGTAAATCACCGCCCTCGTCTCCAGTCTGTGACGACTCAAGCAGTTCATTCATGGTATCCGCATCACCTGTTTTCCACGCACGTTTGATGCGGGTAAGCAGGCTGTTTTGTTTAGTTGCCATCGTGTTTCTGTCTCCAATTGCGCAACGTGTTCCGGCCCTGCCATTTGGGACGAGAGCCACATGGTTTCCGGTGATTTGGTACTGCTTTGCCTTGCCGATGGCGGTTTGCTGATACTCGGCGTCGTAACCGCACGAAACTTCGCGCAGCCCGTTTTCGATGTAGTCGATCGCCTCTTCATCCTTGATGATGAGGTCTGCAATCATCAGGTCTGACTGTGAGCCTGTACCCCGGCGCACGTTTTGAAGGTGACCAACGGCTAACTCCCGCCAGTTCTCCGGATCGACAAATTTGATATTCCCTTCTTCATCCTCGGGGTGAAGGATGGTGACAGTCATACCCTCGAAGGATGCGAGCGTTTCCGGGCTGAAAACCTCATCAGCGGTGCGCTCGACGACAATTTCCCCGTCTGAATCCGGCTCAAGCTTTGGCAGGTCCAGTGCGCTGTAAAGCTGTGAACCTGTGCGGCCAATCGGGACGTCTTTACACAACAACGAACCGTCAGCCAGCCGGTAACGGGTTTCACCCAGGCGGGTATTAAAGAGATATTTCATCGGTTACCTGCAGGCGTAAAAAAAGCTGCCTAAGCAGCTCGTTTGATTTTGATAGCGGCAACCCTGACTGGTTTGCCATCAACCGTTATGACGCGGCGGATCCTGTCGCCCGTTGGCAGGCTGACAACATTTGCATGAGGAAGAACAACCTCACAGTAACAACGACAGTTAGGCAGCGCGCCAGCATGGCCAGTTAAGCCGTCTAGCGTTGGCGGTCTATCCCAGCTGACAAACTTGCCTTCCATCTCAGCATGCGAGTGACGCACATCACCATCTTCGGCAGTGCGCCAGATATAGCCAGTTGAGCCCAGAGCAAGAGAGCGGGCCTGTGTCAGCGCAGTGGATGCCCGGCCAATCTCGGTACGTGCAATCATTCGCGCGCGCGACGCGGCGACATCTCCTGATGCTGCTATTTCCTTCGCAAAGGGTTCAGCACGCCCACCAGCTACAACCGCCTCGATCGCCTTGTTCTGGATGTCATAGATGCGGTCGGCTGCTTCGAGCGGTAGAGATTTGATGTATTTGATCTGCTCGGCAACGATGCTTTGCATCACCTGGCCGATCGGCGTGTTCTGGACGATATGGCGCAACTCAGCGCTGATGTACTGGCTGTGTTGACGCCACTCCTTATCGTTCTGGCGGGCGACTTCCAGCGCAAAGTCTTTGGCTACGCGGTTCGCCCAGCCATCGATGATGTCGCTGTATTTTTCCAGCGCATCGATGATTTCCAGAACGCTGTCATTTGAACCATCGTAGCGGCCATTTACTATATCGCCCACGGCTCGCGCTATCTTGCGTAGGCTCGTTTGATACCGGGTCTCCGCCGCCTTTGAGCGGTTTCGGGTCGTCAATCTCTCCGATGCCTGGCGGGTCTTCTTCTTCGGCATCAGCAATATCCTCGTCGGTAATTGATGCACCGATGCCCGTGACATCAGATGCTTCGCGCAGGTCGGTCATTGCCGCCTTTTTGGTCATCAGGCCATCGTTGAATGCCGTACTGATAGCATTCACGGTATTTACCGCAACCGTCGAGCGGTCAACGTCCGACATCTGCCAGAGCGGGTTAAACTCAAACGTAAAGTCATCAGGCAACGGCTTGCCCAGCTCAGAGCGATACATAACGTCGAAAAGCTTACGCAGCGGCTGACGCAACCGGCGTTCCTGCTGCGTGCCGATGGTGTCGTAATAGTTCGACAGGTCAGCATCGCCGGTAGAGAAACCTTTTGGCGACTGACCAAAGAGGCGCACCAGCGGGATCCCCGTCGCGCCGCTTATCTGTTCAGCGAACTTGCTGATCACGTCGTCGAGGCCAGCAAAGGAATACTGGTGGGTTTCGAACGTATCGGCACCATCGAGAAGCGTCATCCCTTCATTGCTCTGATAGAGACGTACCAGATCCATGTTTTTCAGCAGCGCCTCATAAGCCGGTCCGCCCATGGCAATGAGCTCTCGCAGCTTATGAATTTTCATTGTGCGCAGGTGGGCTTTATAGACCAACTGTGCCGCGCCCATCGTCGCACTATCAAACGCGGTGAGGCGGTCCCAGATACGTTCGATGATGGACATACCCCACTCGTTTTCGGTCTGGGCCTGCTGGTAAGGCAGCGTTACCCCATCGAAGCGGATCAGGCGGCTGTGATGAATGCTCCAGGCGGGTATGCCCGTTGCAGTCGTCACCACGTCGTATCGCTCTGGCTTACCGAGGTTTGGCCCCATGTCCTTGATGCGGCGCTGTAGGTTGGGGTTAATCATCCAGCGGTCGAGCGGCAAAACTCCTTTAAACTTGCCCTCGCCGATAGTCTCCAGCCGTAGAGGCGTAAACGGAGCCTGGCCCTCGATCATGATGAAACCGACCGCACCGCCATAGAGGCGCGACCATTTGATCGTGTCGTTGAGGCGGTCCCACAGTTCCAGCTCATCAAAGAGTGACTCGATTACGCCGCGCTCTTTCGGGTCAATCTCTGAGGTGATACGAATACCCTTGCGGGTCATGTCGTCAGCCACGGCATCCACAGCAGAGCCTATAATCGCCGATGAACGATATGCCCATTCAATCTGTAGCCTGTTGCGGCTGGTGAAGTTTGCCCGGTATGACGATGCGGCGTGCTGGTTCTGCTGCTGCATGCCAACGCGGGCCATGAAATTGTCGTAACTGTCCGCCGTAGCCTGGGGAGTACGCGCGGCGCTGCTGTTTTGTTTACGTGCCATCGTTTCCTCGTTACAGGCGCATCCAGATATCCAGATCGCTATTCATTGGCGCATAGTTGATCATCACGGAGTCGGCCAGGTTAGGCGATTTGGTGCCGTCAGGCTGTTTGTCCACGACGACCTTGCCAACGCCGTTTATTGAGTAGGTCGGCTGAGACAATTCGATAACGAGTTTGTCTTTGTTCGCCATGGCGCTGCTGATCGATATGATTTCGTCGGGGTTGTAGGCCATCCCCTCTTTAACTGCGCGGTATGTGTTCTGAAAGAGTTTGCGCAGATACCACCAGCTCTGGGCTTTGGCGTTGGCAAAGAAATCCTTATTCAGTCGCGCCTGTTGTCCGTTGTCGCCGCGTACCGCTTCATTATCCGGATCGAATACGGCACCGCTGCCACGAAACGGCGTGGCCAGTATCATCGGCCTGCGAGCCACTTTCCGCAGTTCGTTGATGGCACGCGCATCACCGCGCACGCCCGCGCCTAAGCCATCCTCGTCGAAACGAAACTCTTCGAGCCGGTCCTCTTCGCAATAGCCAAAGACTTTATCTACCGATCCGTAAATGTCGCTGCCTACGCCTGACCACTCGCGAATGTTCTCCAGCAGGAAGCCATGACGCGAAGAGAAGGCGTTTTTGTCGCGGCCCTCGTCGGCCACGTCCATTGCGCCCAGGCGTTTGCCAGTGGGCTGGATGCCCAGATGGATATGCGCATCGATAGCAGCCTGCACCCAATCGCTCGGGATCAACACGCCCTCAGCCGATGCGGCATAGTTGAGGTCCAGTTCCTGAGCAACGACCACCGGGTTATCAATCTTCTCGCACTCTTTGCGGTACCACTCGTCATCCTTGCGCGGGTCGCTGCGCCAGTGAAAGGTGAATACCGGAATTCGCCCGCCGTGACGCTTTTGCGCGAACGGGTTAGCCATGCCGTTAACCGATGAGAGGTCGATACGGCAACGCGTGGTTTGTGACAGTGACGCTTCGATCAGCATCGGACGCATCAGGAACGCGGCCTCATCAACGAAATAAAGCGTGGTACGGTCACCACGACCGATGTTGTCGCCCGCCTCGCCCTTGAGCACTGCGCCGGTAGTCGGGAACTCAACACGCATGTAGGGCGCGTGCTTCTTCGCGCTCCAGTCGCCGCGAAACTCAACGGGCAGCATTTCGACAAACTTACGGGCCTTCCAGAAAAGCGCCTTTGGGTCACCGGTACTGTCCACGTATTCCTCTTTGCGCGAACCGAAGCCGATCACCATTTCTTTATTGAAGAGGCACATCGAGCAAGCCAGGCCGATTGAGGTCCAGCTCAGCCCCATTTCGCGGCTTTTCTCGGTGATACCGTTTTCATGTTTGCCGCGGCGGTCCATAATCCAGTGAATCCACTCTTCCTGTTTGGGAAACAGCAGAAACGGGATGGAAACGGGAAGGCCGTAATCAAGATTTCGCGGGTCTGTCGTTATCCCCCAGTCGATAATGAACTGGGCAGGATTATCGCGGTAGAACGCTTTCAGCGCTGGCAACACTTCGGGATTAGCGCGGATCCGCTGTAACCGCTCCATCCGCCATTCAAACACCTGCGTATAATCAGGATTCTTGAAATCGAACGGGAATGGGATAGGCATTAAATTGTTCCAGATTGAACGCTATTTAACATAAGGGATGTTACCCGCCCTGGCGAAACAGCACTCACGCGAATTTTTCTGCCAAAGGCGTATTTCATGATGAATTCATTAGGGAAAAGCTGAAAACGGACTGCATAAACGATGCATAAAAGCGCCCCGAAAATGCATAGCCCGAAAAGGTAATGAAACTGCTATTTCCAGCAGTTATCCCATCATTTTTTTATACAGCTCCGCAGCCTCGTCAGAGGTAAGAGAAACGCTCTCGGTTTTGATAGGTCCACCATTCGCCCCGGTGCTTTCCACCTTCAGCTTGTTGGTATAGGCGTCGCCAACCTCTTTCGCCGCCTGCTCAATCAGCTGGGCCGTAAGCGCAAAGTTCTTCATGGTTTCGGTGCGCGTCGCCATGCGGTCAAGCGTCCGAAGGCGGTATGCTTTATTGGCGATCGGGATGTCAGCTATTTGCGTCTGAAACCTGTTGCGCGTGTCGTTGAACATGTCCACCCATTTCTTTGCCAGCTTCTTGCCGCTGGCCTTCGTGGGGTCGTGTTGCTCAACCTGCTGGCGGTTGATCTTCACGCAAAATTCTTTCAGGACGGACTCGGCCACCTGCGATGGCGTATCAAAGCAAGCAACGGATTGAACTATAAAGGCTTTAATTTCCGGTTTAAGCGCCGCCATAGTTTACCATCCGTCCTGCTCTGTCCTGGTTTATGCGAGCCTCAGCATGCACGTGCCGCACGCTCTGGCTATGTCTATGTTTGCCACCTCTGCTGGTTGGCTGGCAGCGTCGATGAGCTGCTTAACTTCTTCGCTGGCGCCGTAGCGGCGAACAACACCCGTGAACTCTTCGACGTCATGCCCACGCATGCAAAGCTTGGGCTGTCCGTCGCGCGTAAATTCTGGCGCGCCAAATTCGTCTGTTTTTTGCGCAATATGATAAAGCTCATGCTCAACCAACGCGCAGAACTCCAGATCGCTACAGTTCATGCAGAAATCAGCAGCGAGGGTGATAATGAAATCAGGCTTGCGGCCAAACCATTCATACAACTGCTGTTCCATGCGGGCTTTTTGCCAGCCGCCCGCACGCATCATCACTTCTTCGGCCTGTCCTAATACCGTGCGGCCCTTTTTGGTGAAAGCTGATGCCGCCCATAAAAAGCCAATATCAGCTTCGGCAAGGTGAGCGTGGTCTGGGTTATAAAGACGCCCTTCTGGTCTGACTATCTGATCCTGAACCCAATAGCCAATTTCATTTGCCGGAGTGAGGGATATGTAAGGCTTGAACTCTTCCACTAACTCACCGGGTGGCATTGGTCGGCCATTCATTTAAACCTCATGAATTTCAATATACTCGACGGGCTTTAACAATATCGGGCGCTCTCGTGAGAACGCCCTGTATTGCTTAGGCCAGCTTTTTAGCCAGTGCCACCACATCGTCGAAAACAGCCTCAACGTCATGGCCTGCCACTTTCAGCAGTTCTTTCACTTTGGCCAGTAACGAATCTGTATTATCGGTCGATACAGTTACATGGTCTGGCACGACTGTTGATGAGCCGTTATCTTCAATCACATCATCTGGCATCTTTATTTCCTCGCTATTGGTTTGCTCCCCATTGGAACGAAACAGGGCATCGTTTAAATCTTTTTTGGCGCTTCACTCTGCGCCTCCTGCGGCTGAGCGATGGCCTGCTCATCAAGTTTGTTTTTCAGTTCGTCAATCTGAGCCTGAAAACGTTGCTCTACATCCTGCCACCCGTCACGAATGGCTGTTGATTCGGCCTCAGCTTTAACAGGGCTGTTTTTCCAGCGGAACAGGCCCACCAGCCAGCCAGCGGCAAAACCAGTGACGAGCGCAATCAGCGCCCACGTAATGAGTGCGGTAGTTGTGTACATGGGCTTATTTACCTTTTGAGGGTGCGGGAGTTAAGCAGACCTGACGCACATAATCCTGTAGGCCGGTCAGTTGCTTTGTGACGGTTTCGATTCGCTCTCTGAGGGTGAAATAATCCCGCTGAGCGGCGTCTGTAAGTCGGGGGCTGCCATCATCATCCACGCGGGTGGAGGAGGATTTACCGGACACTGGCCGATCACATTTGGCTGAGACGCGCAGGCGCTTAGCCCCAGAATCGACATCCCTACGCAGATCGCTAATTGTTTTTTGCGCATCGGCTAAATCCTTCGTGTATCTGGCATCGATTGCCGCAACAGACTGCTGGCGTCGCTGCATGTCATTGATGGTTGACTGGAGGCTGTCAGCAACCACCTTCTGTTTATCACGCTGATCGCGGAAAGAGACGGCGTTGTCGCGGTAGTGACCTACAGCCAGTAATAACACGGCTATGAGCACCACCAGCAAAAACGCAAGTACAACGCGCCAGTTAGTCAGTAGCCATGTCATGGATTCAGGCTCCAGTTGCAAATCTCACGCTCAACATCGCGACGATTGGCGAGCCCCTGAATCCTCACCCGGTCAACGTATACCCAACTGCGAAGGCCATCACAGGCTTGCTGATAGCGGCCGGCATTAAGGTTGCGCAGTACCGATGAATGCTCGAATGCATTAATGCCTACGTTATAGCTAAAACTGATAAGAGCGGCTTTCTGATATGCATTCGATGGTACCTTTACGGACCTTTCCACAGACCGGGCATAGGGCTGCAGGTGCTTTTGCAGAAGCGCGTCGCACTCTTTTTGGGTATATGTTTTCCCCTGAATCACGTCCGGGCCAGTTATGCCGTTGCATACAGTCCAGACGCCGCCAACGTCACGGTATGGCGTGTAAGAATTGCCTTCCAGGTTTGGAACAAGAACAGCCGCGATGGCTAACGCACCACCACCAGCTGCTGTGATGAGACTTTTACGTAAAGCAGGTGAAATAGCCATTATGCTTTCTCCGCCAGCTTCAAAGCCTTGTTGACTGTATCGACTACTTCGGGCGCTTTGTCCTCATCATGCGAGGGTGAGCGGTTTAAATAACTCTGGATCGCCGCAGTGCGCAAACTCTCCTGCTCTGCCTCGAACTTTCTTGCCAGTTCTTCCCGGTTGCTCTCTTTGCGTTTGTAATACGCATTCACGACGAACGTCGCTATGCCTAGCATCACGCCACTTACCAGACCGATAAAATTCCAGTCCAGGTGATAAACCCAGTCATACCAGTTGAAAAGGCCGTTACAGACCAGGCCACCCGACGCGCAGTAGGTAACCCCTGATGCAATTTTGTCAGGCATAATTTTCATATCCACCCCCAGACGGGGACTTATCCAATTAGGAATTGTCTACTTTCTGAACTGGACAAGCCCGGTTAGCTTTTTACATGTCGAGTGAAAAAGCTTCCTGCCGCCGTTGGGTAGCCAATAGTGAGGATCCGCGACGCGGATTCAGTTGATACGCTTAAATGCGTAAGTCCCTATGCCCTTGCGGCCCAGGTCACATTCAATCTGATTATGCTCAACGCATTCAAATCCCTGCTTACTGAACCAGTTGCGCAAGCCTTCATCGGTGAAGTACCAGATATGTTCGTCTTTGCGGAAGTGATGAGAGCGAAGGATGTCCGCGCTGTCACGGAAAATCGGGATAGACACAAATACGAATTCACCGGCTCTGGCTACTGCTGCTTCCGGATCGTCGATGTGTTCGAGCACATCCCACATACTGATCGCGGGACAGGACGTTTTATATAAATCCCGGTAAAGCCCTTTCTCTTTAAGCCACTCCACGCCAGCGGGGTTGACGTCATAGCCGAACGTTATTGCACGCGCGGCAACAAACTGGCCAGCGCCAATCCCTACATCAAGGACAGGTCCATGGTAATGGCGCGCAATCAACTCTATGCGTGACAGTGTGAGCAGACGCCCGGTTTCGGTGTCTGCCATTCTCTTATAGCGCTCGAAGTAATCCACGTTATAAGGACGTTCGCGCGGTACCGGATAGCGACCGATCCCCAGCTCGGGAAAGAACACCAGTTCGCTATCAACTCTCTGATAAAACTCTCTCATTCAGCCAGGCCTCAAATTTGTTGCTGAATCCGGTAATGCGCTTATCGCATTGATGGTCCCACTGATGGCAGCGGCAGTAATTGTCAGGGATCGCCCAGCCAACGTTTTGAAGATTCATTGTGTGGTCGGTCACGACGTCAGGCGCGTTATGCGCACCCCGCCCACCGGCCACAACAAAAACAGGCGTCTGGTAACAGATAGCTGCGGGCAGCGCCCAGCCAACTGGCGTGACGACGACAGCGGCACTTTCTACCAGTGACAGCAGGCTGCACAGATTCAGTTCGCCGCTGTGCAGATACAAATCTGCTTCGGGCTTCTCACCCACCAGCCACTCTTTTCCCTCTTCCAGATCTGCAACACTGATAACGAAAAAGTGACGGCGCAGAATGCGAGACGCCTGGACAAGGTAATCAGGATCCGGATTACGGGAATCGCTACGCCATTCACTACGCACTGTAGCGGGGCGAATGACGGCTATTGGCTTACCGCTGTAATGCTGACCAGCGTGGAAAGACGGCAAATCAAATTGACCAGGATCAGTATGGAAACGCTCGCGCATGGCATCGATGATAGAACCCCGCTCAAGTTCAGCCGGGCCATAGAATATGCGGCGCGTGTCGTAACTGTCGGGCAACGCCTGCCAGTCAGCTCGTGAACTGTCTTCGTTCTTACGCTGTGTGCGAAGTGTTGTCTCACTGCGCACAGTGAATACTGGCAAATCCTGATAAATTTCCGGCCACGCGGTTTTGATGAACGATCCGGGCGGCAACTGCTTAACAAAAGCACGCTGATAAATCGAATCGCCCAGCCCCTGCATGCCGTCAATGAATATCGGTTTCATGAATTTCCCTGATTACGTCCTCAAGTGACGCCCTGGTGAAACAGGTGAGGCTGGTTTGTCTGCTGCAGTTCACTATCCGGGCGCCGGGCTGTGAATCAGCAATGCGCGCAAATTCGCCATGCCAGCGCCGGACGTTATCTGGTGTCGGATTGCTTATACCGTCGTGCGCCCCGTGCCAGTGCAGCCCGTTTGTCACCGAGCAGTCATAGCCGAGCAAAATGATGTTTTCAGCGCCGAGGTGCATGGCGAACAGAATGGCGCGCTGGCCGGAATTGAATGTACCGGACGTGTCTGTATCGAAAAGCCGCAAACCATAACGCGCAGCAGCCCTCTCGTTACAGGTCCAGCGCTCTGCGGAAGATAAAATCTGTGCGTGATATTTATCCCACCAGTCCAGATCCCCGGCGTAGATGTACCGGCACTGAGGCGCGGCTCTCCAGCTGGAATTCACTGTAATCAGGGGGATTCCTGCGTCACTGATTAGTGCGCAGTCTTCTTTGATTAGAGATGGCCCAGAAGCACAAACAGCGATGTGTTTCATGCCACCTCACAAGCTTTGAAAGCAAAAACGCCCGCTGGCTGGTGAGGCCGCGGGCGCTTTCAATTAATCCACAATTTGCAACTGTCCGGTTTTTTTCCGCTGATGAACAGCGCGGAGAAATCCCATCATTGGTGTGATAATGGTCCATTTTATTCACGCCGTCAATACATGAGATTAATCTTATTGCTTCATGTGCCTGATTTCGCTGTTTCCGGTGACACGCTGCAGCATATCGCCCGCTATGGACTCTTCCTTGTGGCACTGAGTAATGAGCGCTTCATAGAACGGTTTAAAATTGCGTGACCATGTTGGCTGGCTTACTGCCATAACGGCATATCCAACAGCACGGCGCACAGTTTCAGCAGGCAGGCGCGCATAACCGCGGCCGGTGCATTTAGTACAGGTTTTCATCACGGGGACGCCCTGAATTTCACTCTGCTTAAGGTCCAGCACTTTGCCTTTACCATGACAGCGACACGCATTGCTGAGCACGCCTTTACCTTCACACGTTCCGCAACGGACGCGCTGAACCTCTCTTACATCTCTGACTTTTTCATAACTGGACGGCACAAAGCCTTCGACGCCCATACGGACAGAGGCTTTAACCAGATCACGCGCCACGAAGGGCATATGTGATTTGGTGCTGAATACCTCCGTGTCGATAAACCCGGTACCACCGCAACAGGTACAAGGGCGTTTACTTGCCGCACTGCGCGAATAGTCCATGTAGGCAAATGTTGCGAGCAATTGCACAAATTCGTGTTTAATATTCTCATCGAGTTCGGCGACTGCCCGGAAAAGCCCCGCCTTACTCAGACCGAATTCAGTTAACATTTTTACGGCGCGATCACTGGACGTGATGCCATGCTTGGACAGGAATAATTCAAATCCGAAACGAGCCTGCGCGCCAGTCAGCCCGAAGGATGCCATCACATCCGAAATATCCAGGCTGTCACTGGCCGTTGCCCGTGGAGAATCGCTGAACATAGGTGATTTTGGTGCGAAAAACTTTATCGTGCTTTCAAGGTTCAATGTGATTCTCCTTACTGAATTTTGCTGCGTTTATAGTTTCAGGCAATGCTCTCGATCCTTATCTGCCCTTTCTCTCCCCAGATTTTTGTAATACGTGCATCCCATACGGCGCTGTCTTCTTCAAACACGGCGTCCATCAACGCTTTATGCAGGTTATCGACATCGGGCCTTTGCTGGTGGGGCTGTCCGCTGAACTGCGCACGCTTCTTTTTGCTCCAGCTGTCGGGCATGGGCAGCACAAACGTGATGTGACAACCGCTGTCAGGCAACTTGATTTGGTTCAAGCGCACTTCATCGCAAAATGCACGGTACCGGAGAACAGCCGGCCGCTTTGCCCAGCGGTCCCGTTGAGTCTGACGGGGCTTGCCCAGCGGCGTGATGTCATAAATTCTGATCAAAATAATTTCCCCGTAGATTCGTTACCTTTGTATGCCGGTTTCTCGCGTGCAAGCTGCGCCGCTATAGCCTGATCCGTTTCACGGAAATGGCCGTTTCGGAATTCCTGATAAACCACGCCGCCCTGTGGGCCATGACGGTTTTTACCAATAATGATTTCAGCCAGGTGCGCGGCCGGGCTGTCTGGGTTATAGGCACCATCCCGATAAATGAACCAGATGCCGTCTGCGTCCTGCTCAATGCTGCCACTGTCACGCAGATCGGCATTCAACGGGCGCTTGTTTGGGCGCTTTTCCACTTCGCGCGACAGCTGACTAAGGCAGATGACTGGAGTATTAAGCTCCATCGCCATGGTTTTAAGGCCGCGTGTAATCTCACCGATCGCCAGGTCATTACGTTCAGCCGATGGCTTTTTGATGAGCCCCAGATAGTCAGCCAGGATCAGAGACAGGCCCGGATAACGGTTTTTGTGACGAGTGGCCACCGCTCTGATTTGTTCAATGCTGAGGTTTGTTGCATCGACAACCCAGACATCCAGATTCGCAAGCTCAGCAAGACCCATGGAGATCCGGCCCCAGTCCTCGTCATCGAGGTGGCTGGCTTTGCGCAGTTTCGAAACGGATACGTTGGACGCGTTCGCCAGCTGCCGCTCAATGATCTGGCCTGCCTGCATTTCCATACTGAAAATCAGAACGCCACGCTGTACCCTCTCAGTTCCGAGCGAAACAGTGCGCTGGGCTATGCCTTCGGCGATTTTCAGTGCCAGCTCGGTTTTACCCATACCCGGGCGGGCAGCGATAACGATCAGGTCGGTGTCGTTTAATCCACCTGTGATTTCGTCCAGATCATCAATGCCCGTTTTGATGGTGTTCGACTCTTCATCACCGGCAACACGTTTTTCCAGCGTGTCCATGTACCCGTTAAGCAGTTCACTGGCGCGGATCGGCAGCACTTCTTCATCTGGGCGACTGATGTTCATCAGCTGGCGCGTGAAATCCTGAATACCTTCCATCGCGGTATCATGGTTGTAGGCGCTGGTGATTTTCTCGTAATGGCTTTCCATCAGGCTGACAAAGCCACGGACCATGTATTTTTCATTGAGGCTTTTTGCATAGCCTTTCATGTTCGCCGCACTGGGCACCATCTTCATGGTTTCCATAACGTCAGCAAAAATACCTTTTTCACTGCCCATGGCCTCAGCCACCAGCAGCGCATCAATCATTTTTTTCTGCGTCGCCTGGCGCTTAATCTCGGTATACAGCTTTGAGTAAAAAGGATTGGTGAATGCTGCTGGCTCGACGGTAGCCAGCACGTCGTAGGCATCAGGCGTTAAACCAGAATGAAGCAGGCAACCCAGCACACTGGCTTCAAGATACAGATCAGACATGGTTGCCCCTCCGCACCAACAGCAGCGTGTCAGGCTTCATCAGCCAGTCGAAGTTGGCATGCCAGCCGCTGTTGCTTTTTCCAAAGAACGAGTCGCGGGCCTCATTGAAGAAAGCGCTGAAGTAATGGCGAAAACATTCGTTAGCTGGCTTGCTGCGTGGGAAGTGTGTCGCCAGATGGCGGATAGCCATCACCCTGTCTTCATCGATTTCAGCGTACATCAGACGACCGTTCGCCAGTTCGTTGTAAGCATCGATCACCGCTCCGCAATCGACATCCACCTGATTTTCACTCCAACGAGTGGCATCAGCCAGGTAGCCGTCAAACCGGTTTACACGGCAGATATTCGCAGGCTTAGCGACCGTACCGTTGCGGCGTTTCCATGTCTCAGCGACCCAGCGCACCACCAGCTTAAGGTCATCAACGGTATACGCCTCACGGGATGGTCGTTCAGTAAGTAAAACGGCAAAGGCTTCTGCAGAGCGGCAGGTGGTGCCTGTGACCTCGTTGTAATACTCCAGGACCTGTTTTGCCTGTGATAAAACCTCCTCAGAAAATTCCCCCTTGGGGGCTTTAGGGGGATCTGTATTTATTGTCTTTTGAATAGTGTCTTTTGTGTGTCCCTGTTTTGGTGACAACCCTGTCACTGTTTTGGTGACACTTTTTGTCACTGATTTGGTGACAGTGACACCATCTTGGTGACATTGCGGTATTTGCCATTCAGACAGGTGCTTATTTGGGCCAATATGCATCCCTACACGGAGCAGAACGCGCATGGCGATCAACTCATTTTTGGCCTTGTTTACCTTCTGGCGTGGCAGCTTGGTAAGATCAGAAATCTGGCTATCAGAAATACGGTCCAGCTTCTTGTTAAAGCCATAAGTTTTGCGGCAAACAGCATGCGCTACCTTCGCCTGGTTACGGGTGAGGTTAGCGCCGATCAGCTCTTCGTACAGCTCATTAGCCAGCCGTGTATAACCGTCATCGGTATCGGCCATGCGTAGCTCCCCATGCTCTTTGTGAGCACGAAAATGGATAATTTCAGCGGTATTACTCATGCCCTGACCTCTCGCGCTTTACCTGCTCCAGCAGCTGGCGCAGCTGACGTCCGACTTCAGGGGAATACTGGCGCACTAACTCTTCGCGCGCCATGTCTTTATGTACAGTAGTTTCCTGTTGCGGTTTCCGGCGTTTTTGTCGCATAATTGACCTCGCTTCCCAAAAGCAACGCTGTACGCGACTGGACAGTTCCCGCTGTTCAGTCGCCCTTTCCCACCTCAATGAAATACTTCTCGAAGTACCATTTCGGCACACAGCACAGATGTTCGTAATCAGGCCGCATGAAGATGACCCTACGTTCCTGCCTGTCGTAACTAATGATGCGCACGACAATGCCGCGCTTATCCCGAAAGCGCTTATCGGTTTCAACAAACCTTTCATCCACCAGAGCCCCCGTCTTTAGAACGAATATGCTCAAGCATGCCAATCAGGCACTGGGCCAACTCACCGGTTTCATCGCCCTTGATGATCACCATGCCTGCTGGTTGTTGGAAATCTAAAGCAGCAAGTAAACGGCTGGCCTTTTCAACCAAACCGCCTCGACTCTGCCAGCGGCTAACCTGTGATTTGTCGACCCCCAATTTCTTCGCAACTGCCGTCACCCCCTCGGCGGCAATACGGCTCACGATCTCACTCTCGATGTCACGCGCTTTGTTGCGCGACGTTGTGATTGAATCCATTTAAATTTTTCCTTATTTGGAGTGCAGGTTTATAGGATGTGGAAAGAGTTGAGGTAGGTCTGGCCTAATCTCATAGGCTTTAACTGCTCCGTTAGTGGCTTCTACAATCGCGTTAACATTTTCAGGAGAAACCCTTTTTTTGTTATGCAACCAACTCCATACGTTTGGCTGGCTAACACCTACGTGTATGGCTAGCTTTTTTTGGCTTCCAACAGATTGGATCGCTTTTTCAATAGCTTTGTTAACCATGCTTATACCCTTTAGTCTGTAAAGCGAGAATAATAACTATGAGTTCAAATAAAGTAAATACCCATGGATATTTGACGATGGATAACCACAGTTATATGTTCGCGGGCATGAATACAGAAACTCTCGCCGATCGGCTTAAGCTGGCAATGAAAGAAGCAGGGATGAGTCAGGCACAGCTCGCTGAAGCTGTGGGAATAGCTCAGCCTAGCATTTTCAAAATTTTGTCAGGAAAATCTCAAAATTCTGGGTACATAGTCCATTTATCTAAGGCGCTTGGGGTAAGACCTGAATGGTTAGCGCTTAACGAGGGGCCAATGCGCAAAAGCCATGAGAGTAACTACGACGCGCCATATCCCCCACCACAAACGCCAGATGTAAAATTCGTGCATATTTGGAAGGCAGAAGAGAAAACCAAGGATTTACAGGCAATTCCCAAAGAGCTGAACGCTGAATCATGTCGTGCCTTTTTTCTCGATCATGACTCGGGATTTCCTGAAGCAACTTTGAATTCTGTCGTGGTTGTTGATGTAAATGAACAGCCCAAAGTGCATGATTATGTGTTTGCCTGTGTTCATGGCTCTTACAGCGTATACAAATTTCTCCCCGGAGATGAGGGTGGTTATCTTTCCCCTTCTGATCCTCGAGCCTCTCTTTTAAAAGTGGGAGAGACAGCAAAAATCATAGGTGTTGTTGTATACATTTCTAAGAAATTCAATCGATAAACATTTAATCCGGTGGCTACATGTAAACATGCTGCCGGAATCTTTTCATACTCCCCGTTATCTCCCCTTATGTAGCCGACTTGCATAGAGCCCCCGTTTTCCGTTTAGAACAATCCTAGCTAATTTCCCAAATACTGTATATAAGTACAGTTAAATTTCCAACTAAAGCATAACGGTAAATCTCCAGCCATCCACCAATAAACATCCCTCAGCCTCCCTAAAAAATAAATTCATATATTTTACAAAAACATATTACTTTAAGTTCAAATATTCATACCCATAGGTATTGATTGATAAAATACCCATTGTTATATTGCAGTCACAGCATGACGCAGCCCACCGCAGACAGCTGTTCTGCTCTTTAACAAGTGAACATGTAATCACCGCGCTGGTGGCTGAGAGGCCCGAACTCAGCACCCTGGCATTCCCTGATCTCAAGGGGTAAAGGCATCCCAGGCATGCGGCGGACAGTGTGGTGATTCAGTTTTTTTTGAGCTGCGTGAGATAGCAGGCGCAGCATCAAAACGAACTGATCAGTAAGTTTTTCGCCTCACCAGGGCAAAGTCCGGAATCCCGCAGCAGTTCAGTTGGACTTGAAAGTAAACGCGGGCTTGAAGCTGGAGGATGGGGCCAGCACACAACGAAAAGAGCGCTGGCATGCAAAAAACAATTTCGCAGCCGTTGCATTACCAAACGCCAGGATGGGGCGGCAGAAACGCGGTAGTGCTCTTTTCGTTGTGGTGAATTGCAGTCCTTCGAGACAACCAGAAGATCAGCGTCTGGCGCCACAACCCATCATTGCTGTGGAGTCTTTAGCCCCCGCCTCGGGGGCATTTTTTTGACTTCTTACAGCCTTTCGAGGTTTCCATGAATTTCATCCCAAAACTGACCCGGCAGCGCATCAGCGAACTGCCCGAGGGAACGCCGATCCGTATCGGTGCCGGCGTCGCTATCTTCGACGGCTGCACCATTGAGCCGAATTACAAAGGTGAGGACGAAACCTTTGTTTATTTCATCAATGCGAATGGCCAGCGGGAACGCCATTTCGAATGGCTTTTACTCGAGTCAGGAACCGAATTCATTGAATCAGAACTGTGCGAATACTGCGCCCGGTTCCGGCATCCCACGGACATTAGGCAGGCGGTAATCCGGTTCTGGAACCGCAGCGAGGTCCGGTCCTTTTGCAGCGACAAAGGCTGCGCAAACCTTTACCAGCAAACAATACGCGTCCCGGCTGCGCGCCAGGGCAAACCAAGGAGACGTATCTCATGAGCCCTGTAGAACGCCTGCAGTTCAAACATCGCCTGACGGGCGCTGATTTCCATCCAAAGCCGCGTCACTGGCTGACGCCGCTGCTTATCGCACTGTGTGTGGTGGCGGGAATGTGCCTGCTATGACAGTGACAACCATCCCCACTGAATTCGCCCTTAATGAGGCAATGCGTTCGCTGGCGCTGAGTACCATCCTGGCGCTGTGCGAGCAAAATCAAATCAGTCCGGCAGATCTGGAAATGCTGGCCCACCAGCTGGCCCAGCGTGAAGCAAACGCGGACGCTAAATCAGGAGCTTTGAATGTCCACCACCATTCGCGTGATCGACACTGAAACCACCAGCTTTGAGGGTGGCGTGTGTGAGCTGGCCAGCATCGACATCGTTGGCGGTAAGCTGTGTAACCCGATGAGCGATTTTGTTAAGCCGCCCGAGCCGATTACCGTTGGCGCCATGGCAGTGCATCACATCACTGATGCGATGGTTGCCGATGCCCCGCCGCTCAGCGATGTAATTGACCGTTATCTGAATGCCGACGTTTATGTGGCGCACAACGCCGCGTTTGACCGGCCAAAGCTGCCACAAATAACGGCGCCGTGGATCTGCACGCTCAAGCTGGCCCGCAAGCTTTATCCGGAGCTTGAAAGCCACTCCAACCAGTATTTGCGTTATCACTTCATGCTTGATGTCGATGTGCCTGAAAACCTGCACGCGCACCGGGCGCTGTATGACTGTTACGTTACAGCGGCGCTTCTGCTAAGCCTGAACCGCGACGCGCGCCTGACGATAGCGCAGATGCGTGACATTTCCGCGCGGCCTTCCCTGCTTCACACGATGCGCTTTGGCAAGCATAAGGGCAAAACCTTCGAAGAGATTGCCGGACAGGACCAGGGTTATCTCCGCTGGGCGCTGGCAAATATGGATCTGGATGAAGACCAGAAATTTACCATGCAACATTATCTGGAGGGCTGATATGGGCATTCCGGTTCTTATTCTGGGTGATTCAGGTTCTGGCAAATCAGCCAGCCTGATGCACCTGAACCCCGACGATGGTTTTCTGGTTAACCCGGAAAACAAACGTCTCCCGTTTAAATCCAGTGGCTGGAAGCCTCGCGACTTCACAGCTAAAACCGGCAACGTGTTTTTTACTGATGTGCCAGGCGACATTGTGTTGATCATCACCCACGCCCGCCGCGCCGGTAAGAAATTCGTTGTGGTTGACGATTTTCAGTATGTGATGGGTAACCAGTTCATGCGGCGCCGCAGTGAAAAGTCATTCGAGAAGTTCACCGAGATCGGGGGCGGCGCATGGGACGTGATCCGAGCAGCGCAGGCAGCGGAAGACGATTTGATTGTGTATTTCCTTGCTCACACGGAAGAGACACCAGCCGGCCGGATCAAGATGAAGACGATTGGCAAAATGCTGGACGAAAAAATCACGGTTGAGGGGATGTTCAGTATTGCCCTGCGTACCGGCGTGACTGACGGGCGCTATTACTTCACCACCCAGTCGGACGGAACGGACCCGGTTAAATCCCCGATCGGCCTGTTCGACCAATTCCAGATTGATAACGACCTGAACGCCGTTGATACGGCTATACGGGGCTATTACGAACTTAATGACGGAGTAACCGCATAATGCAGCAGCCAATTTTCACCTTTGACCCAGAATCAGCCAAGGCATCAGGCCCGGGCGGCGCATCTGAAACAGGCGCCTATACAGGCACTATCCGCAGCGCTGTGTTTACCAGCGGGCGTGATTCACAGTCCCAATCCATGGAGTTCTCCCTCGATTCGGATGTGGGCTCGATCAACTACCTTCGCGTGTCATACATCGGCCGCGATGGAAATCCGCTTAAAGGCGGTACCGCGATGATTAACGCAATTATGGGGCTGACCCAAACCAAGCAGCTATTTTCAACTGAGGTTCAGGGCGAAAACGGTCCGGAATATCACTGTAAGGATCTGGAAGGTAAGCCGATCGGCTTTGTTCTGCAAAAAGTTTTGTACACCAAAGAAAATGGCGGCGATGGTTACAAATTCGAAATCCGTCAGGCATTTGGCACTAAGACACGCAAGACGTACAAAGAAGCAATGGAGAATCTTCCAGCCGAAGCCATAGAGAAATTGCTTTCAGTGCTTGCCGATCGCGATGAAAGACAGCCACAAACCCTGCAGACCATGAGCGGCATGGGCGCAAGCAATCAACGTTCTATGCTGGGCGGCAACCAGCATACCGCAACTGGAAACAACAATTCACGTCTTGCCCAGGCCACTGGAGGTGGACGAAACAATAATCCGCCGCCTGACTTCGACGACGATATTCCGTTCTGACGAAGTACAAAAAATGCTCGTAATTTTGATTACTGTTCACCATAACCGCCTGCATCTGAGGCGGTTTTTTTATGAGATTTTACTATGTCATGGATAACCACTCAGTCAGGCAAGCACTTCGATTACACCAATGTGACAGCGGATGCTATCTGCATTGAAGACATCGCCTGCGCCCTTTCCAATATCTGCCGCTTCACCGGACACGTGCAGGACTTTTACAGCGTTGCGCAGCACTCCGTTCACGTCAGCTACCTGGTAAAACCAGAGTTCGCGCTCGAAGCACTGTTGCACGATGCCGCCGAAGCTTACTGCAGCGACATAAATTCACAGCTTAAGCAATTGCTGCCTGATTACCGCCTGATGATCAAGTCGGTTGAGGAAGCCATAGCGAATAAATTCGGCTTACCCCAAGCAATGAGCGCCCCGGTTAAGAATGCGGATCTGGTCATGCTCGCGACCGAACGTCGCGACCTTGATTTAGACGATGGTAAGCCATGGCCAATGTTAAAGGGGATAGAACCGGCTTCGCACTTCATTATCTCGCCTTTCAATCCTCGCCAAGCACGCGTGCTTTTCCTTCAACGTTACAACGATTTGAAAGGTAAGGACGGTGAATAATGGAAGAGAAAAAATTTTGCTATCGCTACGTTGAGGGCAACGATAGCCAGGGACGCCCTATCGTCATGCTTTGGGAAAACGTGATATTACGCGAGACGGAAAAAACCTTCTGGCACACCTGGGACTTGCCTCAGATGTCGATAGAGCAGATGAGAACGTATCGCAGTAAACCAGGCGACAAGCAGGTTAAACGCTGCCTTAAACATGCCGCTCGTTCTGGTTACCACCTGTCGAAAGAGGAAGCGATGCGGGCATTCGTTTACCGCAAAACCTACCAGCTAAACCGACTTAGCCTTACTGCCGAAACAGTCGAAATGTGCCTGAACGCGCTGAGCATCGCCGGATACATTCAGGATGGAAAGGTGCTAAGCACGCCGGGAGATCCCCAATTTCTTGCCAGTGAATCCCCAGGGCCAGTTGCTTCCGAATATAGCTGGGGAGGATGGTAATGGCTAAAAAAATACAACTATCTAATGCTGCATTTGTTTTCACTGATGCCGCTACAGGTCAGGGCTACATGCGTAAGCTGAACGAGTTTGAAGCCAATCTGATTGCTGCACAGTTGAGCACTTTAGACGGCGGTCAACTTAAGGCCGGCCCCGTTCATCCAGTGGTAATTCGGCTTGTGTCAGTAGAAGAGGCGCGCGTGGCAAAAGCCATTCAGGTTCAGGATGCACCAATGGAACACTGTGCGGCTGGAAAAGATGGTGAATGTTACCACCGCCAATGTCCGCAAATTCGTGATAACGAGCCCGAGAAATCCGGCCGGCATTGCCCTTTAGACGACCGTAGAGATGAGGACGAATAATGTCTAAACGTGACCCCATGCGGCGCTCTGAAATTGACAGAGAAAATATGAATCTGCCGGTTGGCATGAACTGCGGCGATTGTGTGCACTCTCGTCGCTGCACAATGATGTTTGGTCATATTCCAGAAGACGAAGTGTGCGACTGGGCTCCATCAAGATTTCGTATTGCCATCGTCAGCAATGACACTGCGGATAAGGCGGGTTGATATGGATAAGTTCGTCCGTCATTACGACAACAAAGATAAAGAAACCTCTTTCATTCTCAAGTCGAGCGGAAAAGTAGTTACCCGCCTGGCAACCAAACTAAGCCGCGATGACTGGGAGCAGATGCATGCTCTTTTAGGAATGGTCTATCGCATGGGCGTTCAGGACGGAAGCGAAGACCGCGCTAAACAGATTCGCACCGCATTAGGTTTTTCGGAGGTCAACCATGACAACTAATTCCCCCAATCCAGTTGATGGTGATATGCAGGCGCTGAATGTACGCGGAAGATTCACCTCCGAGAGATTCCTAACCGAGTGTTTGAAGCCAGAAAAAATATCAGGTGAAAAGCAGCGAGCAAGGATAGAAGAACTCATGATGTGGTTTGACCGCTACTACCTTGCTAGCGCTAATCCTAAATGGCTTCGCGGTCATGTCGCAGAGCTTTGCTATTACATAATGGCGAAAAGTGAAGCTACCCTGCCCGATCAGCTTTTGCGCCCGGTGGAAAAACCAACGACAAAATGCATTGGCTGGGTGAAAGAGTCAATTCAGGAACACGATGAGAAATGGATTAGGGCGATTCGCGAAGCAGGCTACGAGGTGAAATCATGATTAAGCCCTGTCTAAACGAGGTGGCGCCATGCTGATCGGCTTCGTCCTTATCATTTCCTCTGTACTGCCCGTCCCTGTAAGCGAAGACATCTATCCAACCCTAGCAGCATGCGAACACGTTAAAGAACAGTTGCTTAAAAGAGAGCCGATTTCTCAACTTGAATGTGCGGAAGTCAGGCGCTAGATTACTGTATAAATAAACAGTAATTTGGTGGTATGTATGCGCAGGTTTGTCAGCGGCGGTTTAACCTTCTATTTTCTGGATCAGGGTGACACTGAGCCAAACTTAGGCAAGGAATATCTCTACATTCCTGGGTACATGATAAAACCTGTCGATGCTGGCTGGATGGCATTAATCCTCAGTTTCGATGAAAGGCTGTGGCAACCCATCAGCGACCGCTTGTTTGCTTCAGAGAATGAAGCGTTTAACTTCGCATATGACCATTTTTCTGTTGTGCAGAGTAAAACAGAGCGGCTTCTCCCTGGATGGAAAAGTGTCTGATTAACCCTAAATCGCGAACGCGGTTTTTTTTATCCCCCTATCCCAATGAAAACAAAATTCCTCGCGCACTACGCGCGGCACAAACCCCTGTATGACGTATCCGTTTCTGGATGCGTCTGGATCCTGATGCTCATGGCAATGTTTTGCCTTGAGCTGTATCTCCAGTGAGGTGAGCTAATGCAGACTCAGTCACCTGAGGGAAAGCCTACTGGAACGGCCGGCAGGTCACCTGCTGCTGTTCCGCCTATGATTTCCCGCATCGCTTTAGCGGTGGCCGATGCAATGGCTACCAGATGGCAAAAAACTGCTTTGAAAATCGTCTCAGTTGCCTGAACTGCATTTGCCTTCATGAAGGCGGCTGCGACGTAGTGAACGAAACCGAAACTCCCGCCGAATGCCCGCACGTAGTGGACTTTTGCTCTTACTACCAGATTGATTTATCCAAAAAATTCAAACGCTGATTTGAGGTATCCCACGTATGGAACCAACCCAACTATCGCCATATTGCCTGGCGCTTGAAACTTTGCGCGCCCAGCCTACCCACCAGCTAAAACAGATCGGCGATCAGTGGCGTTCGCCTGATCGTCTCTGGTGGGGAATAAATTCGATGTTTGGTCCGTTCGTGCTGGACCTTTTCGCCGATGAGAGTAATGCCAAATGCGAGGCGTATTACAGCGCCGAAGATAACGCACTTTCGCAGAACTGGTCGGAACGCCTGGCAGATCTAAACGGCGCAGCATACGCCAACCCACCCTATTCCCGCGCCTCGCAGCACGACGGGCAGTACATTACCGGCATGCGCCAGATAATGGCCCATACACTGGCAATGCGTGAGGCTGGTGGTCGCTATGTCTTTCTGATTAAAGCGGCAACTGGCGAAGTCTGGTGGCCCGAGGATGCCGATCATATAGCATTCATTCGGGGCCGAATCAGTTTTGACCTGCCTATATGGTACCGGCCCGAGGAAGGCCAGCCCAATGAATCGTCTGCCGGGTTCGGTGCTGCTGTCGCTGTTTTCGATAAGTCCTGGCGAGGTCCAAAGTTCGATTACATCAGTCGTGATCAGCTGGAAGCCCGCGGCGCCGCGTTTATGGCTCAAATTGAGCGAGTAGCGCAACGTCTGGCGCCGAGAAGCATTCCGATCCCCATCCCAGAGTCAGCGAATGATGTCTGGCCAGCCGAAGTACAGCTATTAGCTGATCAGCTGCCAGACCTTAAATCACTCGCTACCGAGCACCAGCGAAAGGTCATGCATCACATGAACCGCATGCTGCTGGAGCGCCAGCCCTCAACAGAAATCATTGCTGCAGCGCAGTCGCTGACGGCCACTTTCGGAGAACAAACCCTGTGAGAGAAATCATTGTCGATAATTTTGCCGGGGGCGGCGGAGCCAGCACCGGCATTGAGATGGCAACCGGCCGCAGTGTCGATATCGCTATTAATCATGATCCTAACGCGATCGCCATGCACACCACCAACCACCCTGACACGCTTCATTACTGTGAGTCTGTGTTCGACATTGACCCGGTGGCAGCGACCGCAGGCGCGCCAGTCGGCCTGGCGTGGTTTTCACCTGACTGCCGCCACTTCAGCAAAGCTAAAGGCAGTAAGCCGGTTAAAAAAGAAATACGCGGTCTGGCATGGATTGTTATTCGCTGGGCGCTGGCAAAGCGTCCCCGCGTTATCATGCTTGAGAACGTCGAAGAATTTAAAACCTGGGGGCCGCTGTTACCCGAAGAGGAAAGACCTGATCCGGCCCGCGCAGGTGAAACCTTTGCCGCGTTCGTCGGCATGCTGAGTAAAGGCGTTCCAGCTGATCACCCTGCACTGGACGAGGTATGCGACTTCCTGCAAATCGGCCGGCACAGTGCTGACGCGCAAAAACTGGTTAAAGGTCTGGGCTATGCGGTTGAATTCCGCGAGTTACGGGCCTGCGATTTCGGTGCGCCAACTATCCGCAAACGTTTCTTTATGGTCATGCGCTGTGACGGTGAGCCAGTTATATGGCCGGAGCCGTCACACGGTGATCCGAAAAGCCTGGCCGTCCAGTCCGGACACCTCAAGCCATGGCGCACAGCTGCCGAGTGCATCGACTGGTCTATCCCCTGCCCGAGCATATTTGGCCGCAGTAAGCCGCTGGCAGAAAATACGATGAAACGCATTGCTCGCGGCATTCAGCGATTCGTGCTCGACAACCCGACGCCGTTTATCGTCAAATGCAATCACACCACCAGCAAAGGTGGCTATGACTGCTTTCGCGGACAGTCGCTGCACGACCCTCTACAGACTATAACGCGCAAGCAGGGCTATGCGGTGGTCACGCCGCATCTGACTAAATTCCGCACTGGCGCTACAGGACAGGAACTTACAGAGCCGGTACCGACCATTACGGCTGGAACCTCTACACGGCCTGGCGGCAATGGTCATGCGCTGGGCATGGTCATCACGCACCTCACACCGTTTATAGTAGGTGCCGGTGGCCCGAAATACTCTGCTAAACCCCGGCCTACAGACCAGCCGATGAATACTGTTGTTAACACAAATCACTCCTGCCTGATAACGCCGGTGGTTGTAAGACAGTTTGGAAAAAGCACCGGCCATTCTGTTGATTCACCATCAGGCACAGTGACAGCTGGCGGCGGAGGGAAAAGCACTCTGGTCTGTCCGACCTTAATACAGATGGGATACGGGGAAAGAGTCGGGCAGGCTCCACGCGTACTGAATCTGGGTAAACCTGTCGGAACGGTCACAGCGGGCGGAAATAAGTTTGCGCTCGTTTCGGCGTTTATGGCTAAGCACTTCGGCGGCAACTATACAGGCCCCGGCGCCGCGGTGGATGGGCCAGCGCATACCGTCACCACCACGGATCATCATGCTCTGGTTACCGCTAACATCATGGTCAACAACACGGGCCACCCGGGCGGCTCCGTTGAGGAACCCGTTCACACAGTGACGACGGGAAATCACCATGCTGTCGTCACTTCCAACCTGATCAAGTTTCGCGGCACCAATACGGGCCAGACAACTGACAGTCCGGCACACACCATCACTGCAAACGGTAACCATCTGGGCGAGGTCCGGGCGTTCCTGATGAAGTATTACGGGAATGAAAAAGGCGGCGTAGGTCTGGACGCACCGCTGGGAACGGTGACCACTAACGACCGCTTTGGCCTGGTCACGGTTGATGGCACCGATTACCAGATTGTCGATATCGGCATGCGAATGCTACAGCCGCATGAGCTCTATGCTGCGCAGGGTTTCCCGTCCTGGTATGTCATCGATCGGGATTATCGCGGTACCAAATATGCCAAAGATAAGCAGGTTGCCCGCTGCGGCAATGCCGTCCCGCCCCCGTTTGCCGAGGCGCTTGTAAGGGCCAATTTACCAGAAATGTGTTCGCCTCTTTCACAGGAGAAAATCGCATGAACCTGCACTGCGTGCCTATTTCAACGTACTGCCAGAACACTGGCGAATCCATCGAAGCCATTAACAAACGGATACAAAGGAAGATCTGGAGAGAGGGCGTGCACGTATTAAAAGTGGACGGCGTCCGTGAACGCTGGATTGATCTTGATGAGGTGAACAGATGGGCAAGAAACAGCAGGGATCCGCTTTACCGCGCGGAATAACCGTGCGGCAACACAAAACAGGGGACACACTTCAGCTGACATTCACTTATAAAGGGGTTCTGTGCCGTGAGCCCCTCTCAGGAATGGAAGTTAACCCACGCAATATAAAATACGCTGAGAGGTACCTGGGGGAAATACAAAACCGGATCGCTACGGGGGAATTTCACTACCTGAGTTATTTCCCCCGGTCCAAAAAAGCGGCTCTTTTCGGTCATGAAAAAAAGAAAAAAACGGTGAAGGATTATCTGGAAGAGTATCTGGTGATCTGCGAAAACCGGAATCTTTCTCCCTCGACCATGGACGGTTACCGAAAATGCCTTCGCGCGCTCAGTGAACTACACAAAATCTGTGTAACCGACCTGACGCCATCAGCACTGAAACACTGGGTGGCCAGCAGAAAAACCAAACTGAAGACCATCCGTAACCGGCTGTCATTCCTGCGCAGCGCCATAGATGAAGCCGTTACAGATGGCCTGATATCGGACAACCCCGTTTCCCATATCAGCGCATCACGTTATTTCTCGGTCGAGTCCGGCAATACTGAAGAGTATGAGGTGGACCCTTTCACGCCAGACGAGATACGGATCATCTACCTGAACTGCAAATATCTGCAGTGGAAAACCACGTTTCAGTTTGCATTCAATACCGGCGTCCGGCCATCAGAACTGTGCGCGCTGAAATGGGCAGACATCGACTTTCAGAAACGTACTGCTTTTGTTCAGAACGCCATTGTTGAAGGCATTTTCAAAGGTACTAAAACCAAATCCGGTACCCGCAAAATTGAACTCAATGACGAGGCAATCCAGGCACTGAACGAACAGAAGCAGTTCACGCTGATGAAGAGTGAATTTGTATTTGAGGATCCAAGCAACGGCCAGCCCTGGTCAGGCTCAGGCGACATTCGTCAGAAGGCGTGGCGTCATATCATGAGGGCGTCAAAAATCCGGTACCGCAATCCCTACCAGACAAGGCACACGTTCGCGACGATGCATATCAGCGCGGGTGTTAACCTGTTCTGGTTGTGTAAGCAAATGGGACATAAAGGACCAGATATGCTGTTCCGTAATTACGGCTCGTACCTGGCAGACTATGACGGGAATCTTTCTCGGCCCGGACTGAAGTCAGGCAGCGAATAAACAGTTATGGAAAAGAAAGTGCACGTAAAATGCACGTGGGAAAATGGGATATGAAAAATACTATTTATAACAATATATTGCGGCGGTTTGTTCGCGGGTTCGAATCCCCCTCTCACCGCCATCTTCAAAGAAGAGCCTGAACTCACGTTCAGGCTTTTTTTTACATATTCTCCGCCGAGGGGGATGAGAAGCCCCGACCGGGGTTCGACAAAACGGCCCGCCGTTTTGCATGGCCGCAGGCCACCCGAAGGGCGAGCGCAGCGAGTGAATCCCCCTCTCACCGCCACATTCAAAGAAGAGTCCAGACTAACCTCTGGACTTTTTTTTTGCATATTCTGCGCTGAGGGGGATGAGAAGCCCCGACCGGGGTTCGACAAAACGGCCCGCCGTTTTGCATGGCCGTCAGGCCACCCGCAGGGCGAGCGCAGCGAGTGAATCCCCCTCTCACCGCCATCTTCAAAGAAGAGCCTGAACTCACGTTCAGGCTTTTTTTTACATATTCTCCGCCGAGGGGGATGAGAAGCCCCGACCGGGGTTCGACAAAACGGCCCGCCGTTTTGCAT